AATTAGATGTTTCAAAATAACTTTGAACAGCTGTTTGAATAATTCCTGACGGGCCTGTGTAAATAGCGTCTGTACCAATTTCATGTTGGAATAGAGATACATAACTCATAAGCGATGTTACTATAATTTCAAAGTCAGCTCCACCAGGAAGTGTAGGAGCGGTTAGCAAATCACCCACCGCATAGTCTTGGCCGTGTGAAGTAATAACTACTTCAGTCACAACTCCACCAACTACTGTAATTGTAGCGATTGCAGTATCGTTTCCGTCGCCATTTTCTAATACTTCGTATGGGTAAACTCCGTCTGTGTAACCAGTACCAGCGTCTACAACAGTAAATGCATTAACGCCACCAGTTGCATTAATTTCCCATCCAGCATTAATTGGATATGGAAAAACTTGTGAGAAGTAACCAGCTGATCGTCTTGCGCCTATAGCTTGTCCAGCGTCATACCAAACATTTTCACGAACGTTGTAAATAATAACGTCATTGCATTCTGTAGAATCACCGCGCGGATAGAACCACCAAATTTCACCGTAACGAGAGACTTTAGTTGCGTAAACTTTTTGACGTTGTGCGTAATTAAGATTGTCAAAAAAATAGTTTTGATTAAATGTATTTGGAACTTCTTTTACAACACCGTTATAAAGCATGAATCGGTCAACGCCACACCAGTAATAAATACCATCGTATTCAATAACAGATGATGAAGAAAGAATAGATGATTGAGATGATATGATGTCATAACGCCAAAAGAATGTAGATGGGCTGCCACCAGTTGTGATTGTCGTAGGCGTATAAGATACTCTAATAAGGGAGTCAAGAGACCAGAAGAGACCTGACGGAGCATTAGAACCACCTCTAACAGGAAGTCCCTTGACTACTTTTGTAGCTGATACGTTTGTTTCGTTCGAATCAGCCGAAACCCAATCATTAATATTTCCTGCTGCACAATTTTTTATAAGGCCATTATTACCGTATACAAATGTATATGGATGTAAAACCACTACACCACCTGACACTGATATTTGATTATCAAAAGTAAATGTATTACTTACTGTTGTTCCTGTAGCTGCAGCAGATAAAACTACCGATGTGGTCGATACTGACACTACTGTGGTTCCTGGCGGAATATCTCCCCCAGTGTCAGTCACTAACTGTCCAGGCCCTACAAGAGGGTTGATAGCACCTAAAGTGATTGTAGTAGTTGAATTAGTTGATCCAGTTGCTGTAAAAACTCCAATAGGAGATAAAGATGTTCCGTTGATGTCACCACCTAATACAGGCGTGTCTACTGTGTTATCAATCTTTGCTAAGTTTTGTCCAGGATGAGCTAATAATGTTTGCTGATTTGTTCCGCCTGAATCAAACTCTGAATCCATCTGCCAAAGATTATTATTATTTGGAGTAAATCCAGTTAAAGTAAAATCTAATATTCCAGAGCCAATCCCAAGATCGTTAATGCCTACAACTTGAAGGCCATCGTTATAGCCACTAAAAATATTATTAAATCCATCATTAGGATCAAGGAATATGCCGCGGCTAGGCCCTGCTAAAATAGCAGTAATTTCACGGAAGCCTAAAATTTTTCTTGGACGGCCACGTTGAAATCTTACCCAACGACCATCTTCATAATAGATTTTATCGGTTAATGTACCGTCTCTTTGGATGCCAGGTTGCGTATCAAGTGCAAAAACTTTTTTTGTCATTAGTAAGTACCGCCTGCAATACCACCAGTAAAGTTACCTGTACCAGTAGCTTCTATATCACCAGTTACTTGAATGCCATCTGTATTAACATTTAATCTTTCAGTTCCAATAACTGTAAATCCCATGTTAGTTGCACCTGGTCTATACATACCAGTTGATGGCTCGCTAACAAAATTTAAAGATGGAGCACCAACACTTCCGTTTAAAAGTTGAGATGTTGATCCGCCAGCTTGCACTGTGTTAGCGTTATAAAAATTAACGCCATCAGTAATAACTGATGCTTGCTGCCCTACTGGGATAAGTACTGTAGCTCCACCAGGAGTAGCTGTCGTAATAGTTAAACCAAAACCATTGTCTGTAGTTTGATTACTGATAACATAGAACGCCACTACTGGAGGGTATACAACGGTAACGTTGCCTATAAGATTGCCGACATATTCTTGAATAGTAGATGTAGCTTCTTGAGTTGTTAATGTAACAGTGCCAGTTGATACTGATTTAACAAGCGCTGTAAATAAGAAATTAGGACTCTGTCCGTAACCTACAGTAAAGTACTGTGTGCCATCGCACATAATAAATGCTGACTCGTCAGGGTTAACTGTTTTAGTAACTTGCAAGTCAATTGTGTCTGGTGATGCTACATCTATTGTTAGTGTACCAGTGCCATTGTTTTTTAAAATTGTAAACCAGTTATCACCTAATGTAGATGCAAGAGGTAAGTTGACTGTGCCAGCTCCACCTTCCCATAGTTTATTTTGCGCGCGGTCTGCGGCTACAAACGTGTATCCAGTAAGAAATGTTTCCACTGGATGTGCTTGGTTAAGCGTTTGAGATATTGCAAGTAAACCTAAGCCTGCAAGCTCTGAAGATGTGCCACCTGATGTACCAGCACCAAAATCAATAACTCCCCATGTTCCTTCAATGGTACTGTTATCAGTAACATATATGTATACAGACTTCCCATCAGGCACTGAAACGATTGTGTTTCCATCATAATCTAATACATCAAATGCGGTTGCACCTAAGTTGCGAATTAACGCATCTTGTCCTACCGATACTTGATTTGCAGGAGGCATGGCCAAATATCCAGTGTCTGGCGTGATGTCCATAATACGTGCAGCTGGGTTTTCTGGCGGAATAGTATTTGAAGGCCAGTCAAGTTGAATATTGCCTGTAAGCGTATAATCTGCGTAGCTTACGTCAGTTGCCTGTATTACGTTTCCAGTAAATGGTGAGATGTACGAAGTCATTAACTATCCAATACAGTAGCTTGGCGATCACCGATACGTTGGATGTCTTCAGCTTTAAGTGTTTGCATAATAGCTTGATACTGTGCTTGCCAAATAGGTGTGCGCTCATCATTCTTAAGGAATGGCATCGCTTGTAATAAACAACCATAAAGCAACGCTTGTGGTGCGTATTGAGTAAACCAATTAGTTTGGTTTGATGAGTCTAGTGGTTGTACGCGCTCGTAATATAAAACTTCAAAGTCAAATGCTTCTGCTGGCGTAGGAGCTACTAGCCAGTTTTCGTAATCATAATCACAGTAGAATTTAGGTACATCTGTTTGTGATTGATCAGGCCAATACTCTCTTAAGTATTCATATTTGCGAAGTAGTACTGGTTGTTTAACGCCGTCTATAGTAACGTTCATAGATACTGTTTTGTGCCAACGAACTGGCTTATTAATGATAGGGTTACTAGCAGTCATGTTTGCTTCAACAACTGTTAAGTTGCCTAAGAACTTAATCTCTGAAGCAATTACTTGCTCAGCCAACATAATGAAAAGAGGTATCTTATCTAATGTAGCTGTGTCTGTACGCTCTAAGTATGATTGAATATTTTCAACCAACGTATCATATGTCATTACTGCTGCTACTGTCATGTTAATCCTTTTAAAAATAACGCACGTTCGTCATTACGACGTGTGACTAAGCCTTTAAATACTTTGCCACCCGCTTTTGTATATTTAAGAAACTCGTCAGCGGCGCCTTTAATATCTCCGCGCAAAACCTTCTGACGGAGGGTTGACGCCTGTAGTCTCCCAAGACCACAATTAAAAGCAAAGCTACACAAGCTATCGAACTGACCTTGTGTAAGAGGAACGGGACATAATCGTGCAACACCCTTTTCAAACCTCGCTAAATCTTGTCTTAATATTTGATCAATTTCTTGGATTGTAAACGATCTATTCCATTCTGTGGGAAGACTTTTGCCGTTGCCAATCAAATGACCCACGCCCACTGTCCACAGTTTTATAGGATCTTGGTATGGCCTTAATCTCACACCCTCATGGTGTTTGATCATTTTTAGAGCTTCGTTTGAAACTCTCATTTGCCACTAAACTTTTCCCATTGGCGAGACCCAAAATAAAAGCCAATTATGCTCGAAACAATGGCCATCTCTTGGTCTGAAAATACCTCAGTCATAGCTATGCTAAAGTCAACACCCGTCCAAATAGCCCAAGCTAATCCTGCTACGTCCGTAAATACAAGCAATCCTACAAAGGTAAATGCTACATAAGGACGTACTTTTGCGTTTAAATCTACAACAGGTTGTGAAGCTTTATCCATAAGAGTCTTGTCATGGTCGTAAAGCGCTGTTCTTTCTTGTGCATATGTCTCGGCTTCTACTTGGTGAAGGCGTAACTCCTCAATCTTTTCTTGGGATTGAAAGCCTTTTTCAGCCATGGCAATTTGTTGTTCCATAGCCATTTTAGCCATGGTTTGCTCATGCTTTTGATCTGCCTTGTTTTGGAAAAACGATAGTAGGTTAGGTAAACCTGATGAAAATATACCTAATAAACCTGAAAGTATGGATAGCATTATTTACCTTTCTTTAAATTTTCACGTTCTTCTAAAAGTCTTACTCGAACAGATAGCTCTGCTATTTGACCTTTTAATTCTTCTTTAAGTCTAGCTCTTGCTTCTGCTGATATAGGGCTATCAGTTGGCA